ACCAGCTTTGCCGTCGCGGGCGGAGTCACCTCATCCACAAGGTCTTCACTCACAGTCAGCGATGCAGCCGCAGCCGTCACTACTGTCTTGAGACCGTTGTTGGCCGAGTTGGTGAAATTAGATGCGAAGACCAAGTCATTCACATCAAAAGCGTCCAACCCACTTGCCGCCTCATAATCTTCGCCGGTGCCATCGACGTTGGTGATTTGGCTTAAGCCGCCAAACTCAGTCTTCGTCCGAAGGTCTGCGAAGAAGAAGCCTTGCAGAAGGTCTTGAAGACCAAGCTGCACAAGGTCGTGATTGATAGTGCCTGCCGCCTCAAGGTCAACTGTCTGACCTTTGCGGAGCTGTCTATCGGTTCTAAACGGGGTTCGTGAGACTTTGCTGATTGACCCACCGAAGTCTGAAAAGCCGTTTACATCAAGAGGTCGCCATACGGGAGTGGTAGGCAGTGTCTTGATTGTGCTTTCCTCCGCATACGCTGTCTCAACAACATTTGAATTAATTTTATTTACCGCTGCCATTTAACATACTCCTAATTGAATCAAATCGTATTCTAATTCTCTTATTAATGGCACTTCTAAATTTATTTTGACGGAGTGCCTTTGGGACCTTTTCCTCTTCCACGTCCAAGACCTTTCCCTCTTCCTTTTGACCTAATTCGACCGCCGGGACATTTTCGTTTTGCCATTTAACACACTCCTTATTGAATCAAGTCGTACTCGAATTCAGCGATTACGTCTACTCTAAACCAGTTACCATCTTCCCCAACTTCAATTTCTGAAACGTCTTTAATCCAAATGTCACCATCTGGAAATCTGCGAAGTTGTTCTGCGAACGCCGCAGAATAAGTGTCACTGTTTGTCAAGCCTGCTTCTCGTGGAGTAAAGATTTCCACGAAAATAAAACCGGCTTGGGTATGCTTTCCTTTTCCGTCAGCACGGCCCAGCGATGTTCGTCTTCCGTTTCTATGTCTGACTGATACTCGTGCCCAGGAAGTTGTGCTGGTCGTAGGCGGTTGTTTCTCAGTATCGTCATAGATTGCGTACAGCGATTGTGCATCCACCACTGTTTTCAGTGGACCTAAAATTCGGTCTCGTGCATCTGTACGCGATACTATCATGCCTATATTTTACCGTCTTACCTGCAAAATGTAAAGTAAAATGTCAGACTTATTCGTAATTTTTTGGGCATCTACAACCATCCAAGCCGAGCTGTCTAACGAATCTACGATTTTTGAGCCGCTTTCGATGTTTATTGTCTCACTCGGTATGAGTAAAATCTTCTGGTCGCCACGGCGAATTTGCGAGCCATCTACCTGAGAGGCCCTATACGACACCATCACTCCGGTGGCATTTGTGGGCGTCCCGGCAGTATTACCCCGCCAGGGCTTCGACGGGTCCGTAGGCGTACCGGCGACGGTGATGGTCATTGTCCGACCTTCCTTATCAATCAAGTCTTTTATCCAAGCCCAATCAGCCGGTAGTGCCATCAGCTTCTCCCAAGTGTTCTTCGAGTAGAGGCAAGAAGTTTTGTCCGCTTCATCTTTCCATCAGCAAGAGGATATTTGGTCCACACTTGCTTGTCACTCGCACTTGGGCCGAAGTATTCCGTTTCCTTTTCAAGCACATCAGCTTTCTTGCGGATAGACTTAACTTGCTGACCAGAGTTATCAACATTCGGCGACGGATACAGCGATGCAGTCAACGCTGCTAAGGCGTATTCAGCACAAGCCTCTTCAAGCTCTTCTGGATAGCCGTCAAGCTCCCACGAGGATACCGGGTCATAGACGCCAGCTCGCGGGCATTCAGTTGATTGAGGAGTATCCTCGTCCAACCGATAGCCCGCGAACGTCCATCTGGCGTCCATGTAATCCGTTGCCCTGACAATCGCCTGTTCGATTTCCGTATCAGAAGCGGTGTACCCGTTACCGCGTTCAGTGTGATAGTCTTTGAACCGCTGCACACTTATGTACGCATTGGCTGTGTCGGTCGGAATCAGAGGGTCTTGTACTACGAAAGCCACTTCTCGATGACCTCACAAATTTCTTCTTTTGTCACTGTCGGGTCTTCCATGAGTTTTGCCACGTCTCTCACCTTTGGGTGAGGGTTCGTGTCCTGCTCGACCCACTTTTCCGTGTCGATGCAGTTTACCGCTGCTATAATTGCAGCTTGCCGGTCCGTTGGCTTCTCAACGCCGTCGTCTGCGTCCACCTGTTGTTCTTCTGTCAAGACGTCAGAGTCATCTTCCCTGATAGCATGGTTGTCACGTTGTTCAGGTTCCACCTGCTCATAAACCGGCGTATCCAGGCCGGAGATAGTCACTTGGTAGCACCGAGTGAAATACTTGATAAGTCCGCCGACTTCGTGGGGCGGCAGCGGTACTTCGCAAACACCATCAACAAATTGACGCTTGTTGAGTACAACTGTTTTACCTTCAAGTGCACCTGTCAGGGTCATTCGGATTACTTGTTGGTCCATTATTGGCTCCCAATTACAGTTTCAGTTTTTCGGTTTCGCTTAGTCGCGGACGATGTACTTCACTTCGGGAGTCTTAATGTTATTCAAGACTACCGATAGAGCTGCACCAGCCGAACCCTCGTGCATGATTGTGCCGAAAAGCCCAGTCAACGCAACGCTGGAGTCGTCCCAGGACGCCGGGGGGAGCAACTCACACACGACGGTGTGGTCGCCCAAACCATCAGTCGTCTCAGCGACAGTCAGGTTCGGTGTGGAGTAAGCCGCACCAGCGATAGACGCTGTAGCGTTCAATGCCGTCACCAAGTCGCCACCGATGTCATCGAAGTCATCAGTATCAACGGAAGTGACAGTCACCTGCTCAACAACAGAGCCGCCTGTATCCTTGATTGTTATTCTGGTTCGCCAACCGTTCAAGTTGGTAGCTTCGGAAAGCAGTGTCACGGTGGCTTCGCTCCAGGCACCATCCTTCGGTGTCCCGACGTAAGCCTTCATAATCTGCTTCGCATCAGCGACGGAGTCGGCCTGAACGATAGCTGCATTCTTGCCGTCTTTCAGTGTCTTGCCAGCAAGATTTGTGAATTTTACGTGGTAAAGTCCCATCGCATGTTTCCTTTCATGTTGATTGTTGTTGTAACGAAAACAAAACAAAAACCTAAGAGGGAGTCCGAAGACTCCCTCTCGGAATGTTTTGCTTAGTCGAGAATGCCGTCAGCCGCAGCAAGAGCCAGCTCGCTGAACAAAGCCAAGCCGCAGTACCACTTTACGCGGTAGATGTGCTCGTCTTTGGTCTCAGCCTCACCGACGTCCACGACCTGCAGACCATAGGCATTGCGGGCGGTCAGGCCGAGCAAGCCAGTCTTCATGTCGCCGTCATCGAAACAACCGGCGAAAATCGTGGTGCAGACTGCACCGGACCCACCCTTCACCTGGGTTATCGGAATGTAGTCATTCCGCACAATCGGGACGCCGGAATAGGCGGGGACATTCTTGCCGCTGGGCAGCTCATAAACTTCCTGCATTGTGACACCACCGAGTGCCCTGAGCAGAACCTTGTACGAACGGATGGTCCGTGCGTGCATGGCGATGAAGTCTACGTCGCCGTCTTTGGCGGTGACAAGGTCCAGCATCTCGTCCAGGATGGTGAAGCTCAGGTTCGAGCCGTTGGCACCTGTGGTGGCCTTCTGGCCGGAAGCACACAGAGTCAGCAAACCCTCGAAAGAGTTGCTGGTGCCGTCACCATTGATGAGCTGGTCCTGGTAATCACGGCCAGCAGCTTTTGCCTTCGACGCAATCTGGATACCAGCTTGGTCGTTGGTGGCCGAACGAGTGGCCTGAATCAGGCCATCGACCTCAGCGTCACCGAGGATTTTGGTCAGGGAGCTGGTCACTGCGGTGAAAGTCGCAGCAGCCTTCGCGGTGATGGTCGTACCTACCGTGGCTCTCTGAATGTCGCCGAGGGCGTTCTCGCGGTTGTAGGCGAGAGCATTACCGTCGATGCCCTCAAAGGGCAGCAACTGGAACATGTGGTTTACGGTGATGATTGACTCAATCAGACCCGCTACAAGCGTGTCCTGAGCCAGTTTTGCGGATTCAGCAAGGGTTACAGAAGCCATTGTTATTCTCCTTATTCGGTTCGTTGTTGTTCTTCAATCAGCACGTTTGAAGACCATCGCGGTCCCGGAAGGGTCGCCCTTGCCAAGTGCTATTCACTTTTCAATACTATGGTATTATAACATTATCGGACCCGGAAGTCAACAAGAAATCCGGGTCCGATAAAAATTTTTCTACTTTTTCTGGTTCAGCCCAGCAGAAATCTTCTGGGCGGGCGTCATTCCGGCTGTTGCGTCGGTTCTGCGAACGCCGACCGGCACGCGGGCGGGCTGTGCTCCGCCGCCTGTGGACGCTTGTTTTGACGGGAAAAGCTGCTTATAGTCGGCCTGCTCTGACATTTCTGCCAGCAGCTCGTCCGGCTGCATCAGCTCACCGGCCCGCTCAGCCATCTTCGAGTAGCGGGCCTCGCCATCGGTGCCGAGCACGACTACACGGACTTGGTCATCAATCTTCTTGACTGCCATCCGCTCGCGGGCAAACGGAGCTACCAGGACCGGATTAAGGCCGGGCCAAGCTCCTGCGGCCTGCATGACCGACTGGTCAAGCATATAGTTGTGGAGTGTTTTGTCTTTTGAGGCCAGCTCAGCGCCTTTGTCTGCCGACAACTTCGCAATCGCCGCAGTGTGCTCTTTCTGAATCTGAGAGATTCGGTCAGACACACTTTTCTGGCTATGGTCTTTTTGCTGAGTCAGCTCATCGACCTTCTTGTTCACGTTGGTAACAATCTCTTCGACTGTTGTGCCATAAGTGGCAAGCCCGGAAAGGTCCGTTGTGCTGTTTTTCTTAGCAGTGTCAGCATCAGCACGAGCTTTTGTAAGGGCACTGTTAAGCCCAGAGATTGCTGCAACGGCTGTGGTTGTCACTGCGTCGGTCCTGAGATTGAACCCACCATCGTCGCCAGCTTCTTCGTAGAAGGCTCTGAAATTCTCAGGGACACCATCGAGAGTGTCAACTTTTCTGTTCTTAGTAAAATCAAACTTCATCTTCTTGCTCCTTATCAGGGTTACGGTTGTTTTCATTTGCGTTTGCAAAATTCACAAACTCTTCTGAGAGTACACCACGTCGCTGCAATTCTTTCAAATAATCTTTTGTCGTTAGTCCCCCTTCCTGCCACGTATTATAAAGTGTTTGCAATTCCACCGCTTGTGGTGACGTGAATTCGGTTGGGACGGCTGCTTTGCCTGAGTGACGTTTATTCATCCAGACCGACATCATCCACAACGCATAATTCATCGCGTCATTGAAGCGGTACGTTACATCTTGAAGCGGAGAGGTCGCCTCAGTCGTATCAAGATTTCTCGCCGAGGCGGATTCACGGTCTGGACGGTCTTTTGTGAATTCAGCCCCGTAGGATTGCATCCTCTTCTCCAGGTCGGCGAGGTCTTTACTTCCAGCTTCGATTGCTGCACCTTTGTGCTCGACATAGTAAAACTTTGCCTGGGGGTCCGGCGTATAGAGCCACTCTTTCGGCCCTATCACAAGATGTCCTTCCTCATCATCGCCGCCAGAGCAAGCAAGCATCGGAAAACGAGCAACTGTTAAGATTGATATTTGGTCTGACATTGATTGCCAGTGACGTATATTGAGGTCAGCCAAATCATCCAGTGGAGACCGGCCAAGCATGAAGCCTTGTCGGTCGGAGTAGAATGTCACCAGGGGGATGAAATCAATATCCATCCACCATGTCTCGGTGACAACCCACACATCTTTTTCGTTTTTCTGATAAATATCAACTCGCACTTTCTGTACGAAATTAGGAGCATTATCTGTTCCGATATTGACCATATCTAACTCAAGTACGCGGATTTGAGTTACAATTATTTCTTCCCAACCATTGAGTGACACAACATCTTCTTGAATACGAATATGTGTCAATACTTCTTTGCCGTTCACTCGGTCAGCCAGGGCGAAGATTAGTTGTTCCGGCTGAATGTGAACAAGATACGGACGAATGTTCATCTTTTCATCATCGGCAATGGTGCGAACCATACCAAGCTCGACTCTTGGAAATTCGACAAGAACGTGGCTGAATGCTTTGGCGACACCTTCACGGAACCAATGACGTGCGAACACGTCGATGTTGTTTCCATTGAGGTCAATATCATCCATGAGCGGAATAAGATGCGGAGCGAAATCCTCTGTGTAGGTTATCTTCGAGCCAAATGGCCGACCCACCCAGGTGCGGAGCGTTAGGTCCGTCATGTTGAATAGCACGTTACTCAGAATGCGGTCATCATAATTTATCTGCGTCTCGTGCTCATGTTTCGGGGCCATATTTTCTCTGGCCTCACGCATAGCCCCAGTACCGCCAAGAAGCGTAGCCATTTTCCACCAGCGATTTTCCATCATCTGATACGCTAAACTTGTCGTCTCTACGGTTGCTTCCTGTTTCTTCGCCATTTTACCACTTCCTTTGAGTAATTGTTCGCCTTGACCAACGCAGTCTATACCGAGACATGTCACCAGCATGGTCTTCGGTTTCTGTGTTGACATCGTCTAAGTTTTTATCATCTCGTGAAAGACAGGGGACAGTGCGTCGAAATTGATTGCATCGCTCACACACAAATATGCCTGGGGTTTCTCGTGGGCCGTCAGTCACTGGATATGCTCCCTGGAGCATAGTCCTGATTTGCTGCCAACCTTGTATACGAGAGCCGGGTGATTTATCCACAGCGTCCCAGTAGATGCCCTCTTTCTTCATGTCTCCTGCCACGGTTTTAATGCCGTCATACTTCGAGAATATCGAAGAATCAGCAGGTCCGCGTTTAATCTTTCCACGCAAACCCATCTCCGCTTCTTTCTCTCGAATTTGCTGTGCTATTAGTCCTGCCGGTAGGTTAAGACCTTTGTTCTCTTCTTTACCCATACCATACAGCTCATCGAATAAGAACAGGTCGCCTTTGACGTGACCATATTCTTTACCGAAGACCTGAATCGGCCTACCATTTGACTCAGCCCACCATCCCACCGAGAACGGTTTCGACTGGCCGTGGTCATACGCACGATTCATAAACCAGCCTGATTTCCTAAGTAGGAAATATGGGATATTTGGGATAACATGTATTTTTTCACTCCAAAGGTCGTCAAACATACCACCAGAGGTAATGTCCCACGAGCCTTCAATCCATGCTGCCAGCTCTTGCGGATTCCGAGCAGCAGCTCGTATTTTGTTGATGTACCCAGGGTCTGATAAGAGCAAAATCTTATTCTCGGCCAGGGAGCTACGAATAGTGACTCGCGGCTGCTCTCTTTCGTCTTCACGAATATCTGTACGCAAGTCTTTAATGACTTCGC